CTGGATTAAATCAGGTTAGTGCTGGTTTGAAAGGGTGGGCTGCCGGTTATATTGGTGCACAGGCTGTTGTTGGAGGGATTGTTAAGATGTTTACGCAACTGCGTGAAGGTGTTGGCTCCATTGTTGAATTTGAATTTGCTAATAGCAAACTTGCAGCGATTTTAGGTACGACGGCTGACAATATTAAAGAATTAACCACTGATGCTAAAAGGTTGGGAGCTACAACCAAATATACAGCTTCTGAAGCTACCGAATTGCAGATAGAATTAGCCAAGTTAGGTTTTACACGGAAAGAAATATTAGATGCAACAGAATCGGTTTTACGTTTTGCTCAAGCTACCGGTGCAGGGTTAGGGGAAGCTGCTTCGCTAACTGGAGCTGCATTGAGAATGTTCAATGCAGATACTCGTGAGACAGAACGTTATGTATCTGCAATGGCTGTTGCTACAACAAAGAGTGCGTTATCGTTTTCATATCTTGCTACTGCACTTCCAATCGTTGGACCGGTAGCTAAGGCTTTTAATTTCTCTATTGAAGATACTTTAGCATTGGTTGGTAAATTAGCAGATGCAGGATTTGACGCTTCAATGTCTGCTACTGCTACTCGTAATATTCTTCTAAATTTAGCCGATACAAACGGTGTACTTGCCAAGTCGTTAGGTGGCCCTGTAAGAACATTACCTGAGTTGGTCGCTGGATTGCAAAAATTGAAAGAGCAGGGAGTAGATTTGAATAGTACTCTTGAAATGACTGATAAACGGAGTGTTGCTGCTTTCAATGCGTTTCTTACCGCTGCCGATAAGATTGTTCCATTGAGGGACCAAATTACAGGCGTGGATAAAGAACTAGCAGATATGGCAGATACTATGAGTAACAATGTTAAAGGTTCTATTGCGGGACTTTCTTCTGCGTGGGAAGCATTTATGCTCTCTTTCTATAATTCTAAAGGACCAATGAAAGAAGTCCTAGATTTCTTGGCAAAAGGATTAAGAGGAGCGGCGTCACAATTAAAGTCTTACTCTCAATTGCAAGATGAAGCAGATAATTCAGCAGTAGCTAGGGCACAAAAAGAAATGGCTTCTTCTAATGTTATAGAGAAGCATCGTAAGAATATGATTCGATTGTATAAAGAGAAACTGAAAAAAGGTATGAGTGCAGATGAAGCCGCTATAGCAGCTAAAGACGAATATCTTCAAACTTTGCAAAGTCAATTGGATTCAGAGAATAAAGAATATTCAAATGGAATAAAGAAAAGAGAAAAACTAGAGAAAGAGGTTGAGGATAGAGGTTCTTTCAGAAAATGGACTATATATGGATGGATTTATGATAAAACTAGAATAGGGCGTACTAAAAAAATAATCGAAGAGGATATAAAAACGGCAACTACTGTTGCCGCTGGGAAAAAAGCTATTGCTTCTATAACTGAGTCAATAATTGATGACTTAAATAAAGTAGACCTCAAACAATCAGAAGTATCTCAAAATGCATCAGGTCAAAGAACTCTCACAGACAAGGAGAAACGAGAACTTGAAAAAGCAGAAAAGGAAAAACAGAAGATTCGTGAAACTTATCAGGAGTCAGAACTAGCTCTTATGGATGAAGGACTGGAGAAAGAACTTGCTAAAATTGGTGTTGCTTACTCGAAGAAGATTGCTGCCGTCAAGGGTAATAGCAAAGAGGAAATTGCTACACGTCAGAATTTAGCTAAGGAAATGCAGGAAAAGCTAGATGAGTTTACTATTAAGTATAATTCTGATCGTGAGAAGAAGGATGTTGAGAACGCTCTTGCTGTTGTAAAAAAGGGGTCCCAGGAAGAACTTGATTTGAAATTGCACCAGTTGGAATTGCAACGTGAAGCAGAAATTGATGCAGCAGAGAAAACAGGTGAAGATGTTTTTCTCATTGACGAAAAATATGCAAAAAAGAAACAAGAACTTTACGAAAGACATGCATCCGATCAGGTTCAATTAATAGCAGAGAATGCGGCGCATGAGCAGGAAATCCGGGATGCTGCATATGTTATGGATACGCTTGCTCTTAAAAAACAGTTAGCTTCTAAGGAAATAACTCAGCAGGAGTATGCAGAACTTGAATATCAGCTAAAATTAAACTATGCACGTAAAACTGCTGAAGCAGCTATTGATGCTTTGGAGTCCGAACTTGCTACTGCCAATTTGAGTACGGATAAAAGGGAGAAACTAGAGGAGAAACTTGCTAAATTGAAAGCAGACCTTGCCCAAAAAGAAGCAGAAGCGGAGATTGAGGCTATCGATAAGGTTACTAAAGCGGATGAGAAAGCTCAGAAAGAGCGTCAGAAAAACTTGAAAAAGTGGCTTCAAACTGCATCTCAAGCTGTGGGGACCATTGGAAACTTAGTCTCTTCTATTTATGATGGACAGATTCAGAAAATAGAGGAAGAACGGGAAGCCAATGAGGAAAAGTATGATGAGGATATTGAACGAATAGAGAACTTAGCAGAATCGGGGGCCATATCTGAAGAGGAAGCAGAAGCACGTAAACGTGCAGCAAAGGATCAGACTGAAGCCAAGAATAAAGAGCTGGAAAGGCAAAAGCAAGAGATTGCGCATAAGCAAGCTGTTTGGAACAAAGGGGTACAAGTAGCAGAAACGGGAATTGCGACGGCTCGTGGTATTATGGAGGCTTTCCAGTTAGGTCCGATTGCCGGTGCTGTTATGGCTGCTGTTATCGGGGCAATGGGGGCTATGCAAGTAGCAACAATTCTTGCTACTCCTATTCCTTCTTATGCAGAAGGTACTAAAGGTAATGATAGGCACCCCGGCGGTGCTGCTTTGGTTGGTGATGCCGGTAAACATGAAGTTATCATGTATTCCGGAAAAGCATGGATTACTCCTGATACTCCAACTTTAGTTGATATTCCTAAAGGTGCGCAAGTCTTTCCTGATGTTGATAAGGTAGATATCTCTAATTTTGATATGCCGGATTGGGACTTTCCTACATTTTCACCGACATATTTTGCATCTTCTTCCGGTGATACCATTGTTTTCAATGATTATTCCCGATTAGAAAAAAGGGTTGATAGAACAAATTTCCTTTTGATGAAGAGTCTTAAAATGCAGCGTCAAGATGCTTCTAACCGTGAATTTGAACTGTATAAGTTATCTAAACTGAAATAGTCATGATTGAAAGATTAAATCAGATAACATTGAATGATTTCATTGAGCTTTCTTGCGGAAACTATGCTTGTTTGCTTTCGGACTGCAAATCTATGTCAGAAAGCACGCTTAAAGAAATAGCGTCTAAATTACTTGTCGAATACAGAAGTATTGTTAATCCTTCAAATATGAAGGCTATGGTAATGGACAAAGAGGATATGCTGAAAGAACGTGCCAAACTATTGAGTCTTCGTATTTGTCAGGCTCTTGTTTCTCTTGGCTTTTATGATGATGTTCGTCAGGTATTGGGTCAACTAAATGTAGATACCCGAAATATGAGTGATGAACAAGTAATATCGAAGATTGACTATTTGCTTCATTCTACAATTTTTGAGCAAAAACGGAACGAGGAAAGACGCAGTGAGGAACATAAAGGAAATAAGGTTACTCCTGAACAAATTCGTTCTTCTTTCGATGCTGAGATTGCTTTTCTAATGACATTCTTTAAAATGAGTATAGATTCCCGTGTAATTAACGCTGCTGTCTACGCAAATATCGTTCATCAAGCCGATGTTGAAATATCGTTCAGAAAAAGAAGCACATGATAATATTGGTATTTACATATATGCTGTAATTCGATTAATTTTTAATTAAAGCGAATTATTTCATACAGTCGTTTGTACATCTCCTTTAGAATCACAAACGACTTTTTTATGAATAGAAAAAACAGCATCCATTGTATAAATAGGCATTTATACAATGTTTTATTGTCAGAATTACGTACATTAGAGACGAAGTGTAATCGGATAACAGCAGAAGTGTCCGAGGTAAAAAAAATGATTGCCTTATTGCCCCCCGATATAGGCACTCTTATTAGTTCAATCGAGCGTTCTGCTAAGGAAATGCACGAGCAAAGTATCATGCACCGGGAATACGTGGAAAGGTGCATTAATGGCGAACCGAAGATACACCTAATAAGGAGGGCTGACAATGGACTTTGAAAAGGAATTATCAGAAATATATCCTTGGATATTAAAGGTGGCAAGAAAATTCTGCTGTTCCATGCAAGATGCTGAAGACTTAGCCGGTGATACAGTTTATAAGCTACTTGTGAATCGTGATAAATTTGATTGTTCTAAACCACTTCAACCGTGGTGCCTTATTATAATGAGGAATACTTATATAATAAGATACAATAGAAATTCCCTTATACATTTTACAGGGCTTGATATGGTAGACGGAAGTGCCATTTCTAACTGTACAGCTCATTCAATACTGTTTGATGATTTGGTTTCCACAATACAACGGTGTGCTAAAAAATCCCGTTGTATTGATAGTGTGATATATTATGCTAGTGGGTATTCTTATGATGAGATAAGTGAAATCCTGAACATTCCTGTTGGAACTGTAAGAAGTCGTATTTCTTCTGCTCGGAAGTTTATACTTCACGAAATTGGGTATTGACGATTGATTAAGAGTGTATGGAAATAACTTTTTCATAAATATAGCAAAATAGTTATGTTTTTATTTGGTTGTTTATAGCAAAAACGCTATATTTGTATCGTCTTAAATAAACGGTCTTTTACATTATGAAGTACAATCAGTTTTTTGCGGAACTTACCGCAGCAGGTTGTTACGTTCTTAGGCATGGGGCTAATCATGATATTTGGTACAGCCCCAAGACAGGAAACAAATTTGCCCTGTCAAGGCATGGCAAACAGGAAGTGCCTACCGGAATGGAACGTAAAGCAAGAAAGGTTCTTTTGGGGGAGTAATCCCCCTACCTTTTGCGCTTTATTATCTAAAGGACTGTAAATGTTGAGACAATGGGGTACGGTATATTGCCGTACTCCTATTTTTAAAGCAATGGATATGAAAGTAACTGTAATCATGGAAAAGGCGAGCGATGGGTATTACTCATGCTTTGTTGAGGAAGATTTACCCGGCTTTGGTTTGGCAGGGTATGGAGATACGGCGGAAGCCGCGAAAGAGGATATGATGAAAGCATATGAGGAAATAAAGGAGATGCAGGCAGAAGAAGGCAAGGAAATGCCGGAATTGGAGTTTATCTACAAATATGATATGCAGTCTTTCTTCAACTATTTCTCATTCCTGAATGTTACTAAGGTTGCAGAGTTGGCAGGTATCAATGCTTCATTGATGAGACAATATACTTCCGGTGTGACAGTAGCCGGACAAAAACAATATGATAAGATACGGGTAGCGGTGGAACGTATATCTAAAGAACTTTCCGCAGCCACTTTCTAAAGATAGTGTACCGCTGTGAAGCGAGACCGTTTTAAGACAAAGGCAGGCTCCGTTCCTTTATATATGGGTTCGGAGCTTTTTTATGAAAGTATTAATTTGTAAATTGAGAATGCAGAAAGTCATAATTATTTTATGTTTTATCTATTGCGTTGAAAAATAAATAGTTATGTCTTGCTTTTGCAAAATGCAATTTTCAAGAATTTAGCCAATCGGGAAACCGGTTGGCTTTTTCTATATATTTGCTCGTGAACGTTCAAAACGAGTTAAAATGCTTTGTAAATATGTACTTACAGTTGATAGTATTTCCTATGATATTCCCAAATCTTGTATTCAGAATTGGGATGAAATAAAGTTTTCCCGTAAACGCTCCGGACTTGAAGGAATAACTAGAACCTTTACTTCAAAATTCCAGTTTGTGGGAGAAGCCTATGATCTCATATTGGAGGAGTATTTGAGCAAGTACCTGGCTTCTAATGCCAGTATCACCGTTTATACTATAACCAATTCTCATACTTATGATGAATTTTTCAGTTGCCGGCTGGATTTCAGTTCATTGACCTATGATGGAAATACTGTTTCTATTAATTCGATAGATGATAGTGTCGCTAATATCATAAAGGCTAATAAAGGAACACAATACGAATATTCGGTAGATGAGATAAAAGATGCATATCAGCTTTATTATGATAGGTTGAATATGCAAAATCTATTGAATTTCACAGTTGATGATACATACGTCATCAATCCTATTGAACTTGCTGATGTGTATGTATATAGTTATAATACAGAAATAGCAAAGGGAGGATATTTGGATTTTAATAAAGGAGAGAAGGGGGTTATTGCTGATATTTTGGATGTTCCTTCATCTGGAATCAATGCGTATATAGATATGGATGTTGAATATGAAAATGGTGGAGATGGAGAATATATAGATTTAACTCTTTCTACGTGTGGAAACACACAAGTTGTGCGTGTGTTCAATGGAGAAAATAAGAATGTTAAGTTGAATGTTAGGGTTGATAGGAATTCTTTTAATGCCTATGGCCAAAGGAAAATGTTCTATTTTTCTATCAGTATGAAGGCTAGTCATACTACTTATGCGAATTTCAGGATAAAGAAAATAAATGAATTTAAGATAACTTATTATTCAATTGATTCTCCTATACATATAGATGCCATAACCCCTCATACGGTTTTATGTAAATTATTAAAGAGTATGAATGGTGGAAATGATGGCATAAAAGGTGAAATTGATTATGGGTATAATGAAAATTTAGATAATTGTGTAATATTGGCTGCTGAAAGTATTCGTGGTATTAAAAAAGCCAAGTTATATACTTCGTATACAGAATTTAAAGATTGGATGGAAGCAGAGTTTGGATTTGTTCCTGTCATTAATGGGAATACTGTGTGCTTTAAACATCGGGATAGTTTATTTGGGAATAGTAATATAAAAAAAGTGACAAACAATATTTCTGATTTTGAGTATAAAATCGATGCATCGAGAATCCATTCACGTATTAGAATAGGATATGATAAACAGGATTATGAAAGTATTAATGGGCGTGATGAGTTTCGTTTTACAACTGAATATACTACAGGTGTAGATATAACTGAAAATGTATTAGAACTTATTAGTCCTTATCGTGCAGATGCTTACGGTTTTGAATTTTTAGCTCAAAAAAGGGGAAAGGATACCACAGACAATGAGAGTGATAATAATGTGTTTTTTGCAGGAGTAAACTTAGATCTAAGTGATAAGAGGTATAAAATGATAAGGGACGGATGGGAAATTGACGGTGTGCTTGATTCATCTCGGATGTTTAATACTATGTATTGGCAGGGGGAGATGCTCAAGGCAAATGCCGGCTATATTGGTATGTTCACTAAAAAACTGTCTTATTCTTCTTCTGATGGCAATAGTGATGTTGTTGTCAATGGTATAGGGATGAAAGATGATTTTAACGTCGAAAGTGGTATTATTACTTGTGGAGACGTTTCATTCACAACTTATGATGAAGATATTCCATCAACAGATAATGAAACGATTAAAGTCTTGAAAGATGGTCTGGCTTATGAAGGTTACATTAAAGAAGTAAGCAGGGTGATTGAAAGGTTCGCAGGAGTGAAATATGATTTATTTGTTCGTTCAATAACAAAAGCTTAGAATATGATTATAAGCCCGTTTACCCCACTGTTTTTTTCTCCGTCTACCGATAAGTTTGGAGCGAAGAGTAAATATGTGCAGTTATTCGCACGTACAGACAGGATTTTTATTGAACTGATTTCAACGCCCAAAGAACAGGCTCCTATTGTTTACATTAATAATCTTTTAAGTAATATATCTACTCCTGTAACATTGAGCTCATGGAAGATGAATGATGATAAGATCCTCTTTTTCTATAATATTTCGCTGCTTCCATGTGGATATTATTCTGTAACAATTAATGGGAATACGAGTGAGATTTTTAAAGTTACAGACGATGAATGTGAATTATCAGAAACCAGTCTTATCCAGTATTCAATGAAAGATAATAAGCAGCGTCTTGATGCTGTCTGGTGGATAGATGGGATGCAATACTTTTTTGATTTTCGTGTTCCTGGCGGTTTCAAAGATAACGGATGGGCGTTCGGTGTGGATAATGAGCAGTTTGTGACTGCTGATGAGGATATTGTTGAACTATTCAGCCATGAATATACAACTGTATTATTTACGCTTGGAAATGGGATGGGATGCCCTGTGTGGTTTGCTGAATTGCTGAATCGTGTTTTATGCTGTAATTACGTCTACTTTGATGGTATTCGATATGCAAGAAAGGAAAGTGGTGTTCCGGAACTAAACCAGCAAATCGAAGGATTGAAGAGTTTTGTATTCAATCAGATGTTGCAGAAGGTGAAAACTATAAATCCTGTCCTGGAATGGAATAACCAAGTGTCTATGAGAAGGATTCAGAATGACACTTATAGGTTAACGTCTGATAGTGGGGAATTGAGAAGCATAAAGTCTGGTAGTGAAGTTGATGAGGAATATACATCTGCAATTGCAGGTAAAATTTATATAAGATACCAAGTAATAGCTACTAGTCTTTTTACCAGCTACAATTATTATGTTAGAGTGATATTGGATAAACCAGCAAATGGGAATGTAACATTTGATGTGCCATTTGTGGAAACAGTAGATGGCAACATTGTCCATACTGTGGGGAAAATGTCCGTTATAAATGGGTATTATTCTGATGAACAGAGCTTCAGTAGTCGTAAGAATAGCTATCAAGTAGATTTACGTGCCGGAGAAATTCTGAATTTTGTGTCAAGTGAAAATGACAGGACTTTTTATGAAGTAACTTGGGATGGTGAGTTTCTTGAAGATTTGCCGGTTGCTCCAGGTGAAACTCCTGACCCTCCATCAAATTGAGATGTATTTAAATAGTTTGTAACAATAAAGATAGAATAAAATGACAGAGTCGGAAAAACAACAGATTGTTAGCCTTGTGCTGCAAGCGTTGAAGACAAACAGTCTTACAATAGAGCAACTGACTGATACAGCCGAGTTATCTAAAGATATGTATGTTGAGGTTAGTGGTGGTCGGAAGATATCTATTGATTTACTTTCAAGCACCATTGCAAAAATGGTGAATGGTGATTTTGATGCATTAGTGAAGAATGTCAATAAGATTGCGAAAGATTTGTCGGATGGAGACGCCGAGTTGTTGAAACGTCTAACAGGAGTGTCTGATAAATCCAGCCCTTTGACTGACCCATTTAAGAGTATCGGTACTTTTACTGCTATTGGTAGCTTTAAGGATAAATTGAAGACAATGTATTCCGGGGATTCTGCTATTGGGAATTATCGGTGTATTTTGTCTGTTGATTCGTCTAAGATTCCTGTAAATATACAAATTGAACGGTTGGAGCTTAATAAGGTTTGTCAATCATTCACTTCGTGTATACAACTGGCTACCATGTCAGACAATGCAGAAGGCGTGTATTTGGGTACAGTTTGTACAATCTCACGAATAGGTATTGTTTCCAATGAGAGTGTTACATGGGACAAATGGACCTCTGTAATAAATGACTTTGAGGAAAGGATAGGAAAAGCGAACGGTATCGCTCCTTTGAACGAAGAAAGTAAAGTTCCTTCTGAATGTCTGCCTGAACCGTTGTCTCTTGGGGAAGGTGAAGAAGAAGCTTTCCCCGGCAACCGTGGAAAGTCTTTGGAAGATACAATGAAAAATATCCCTTCCGATATAATCAAACCGGGTTCTTTCTCCGTCCTGTCTGACGCTTCCTATCTCAATGTGTATTTTAAGAAAGTGTCCAAAACAACCGGTAAAGAAACGGATGACAGCTTCCGTCTGCCTTCTGCTACCCTTGAACAAGCCGGCCTTTTGTCCGCCGAGGATAAGCAAGCCCTTGAGGATATGAAGAGCGGCACGCCCGCTGACGATGTAACACACCCCATCGTCATTGTTGATGAGATCCGCCCATTGAAAGACGGCTACTATACCCTTGAAACCGCTATTGCCGCCATTGTCTCCTATCAACAGGAATCTGGCGTCAAATATGAGCGAACGGGTCTCATCATTACTTACAAAACAGGCGAGTATGAAATGGAAACCCGGCAGTTCCAGGGTGCCGTGTCCGATTTTGCGACCCCTTCTCTTTGGAAACCCTTCGGGAATGGTGACGGCAGTTCCGTTGTTGAAACTTCCGATGAACCGGCAGAAGGGGGGAAGGACGCCTTTTCAACTGGTGGCGCCTATGCTTATGTTCCGGCCAACCTCGACGTAAACGTGGAAACAGAAGGCATTGTAAAACTTCAGATGAAGAACGCTGCCGGTGAAACCCTTGGCGATGAAGTGCAGTTCGCTATCGGCACGGGTGGCGGCGGTCAAACTGGTGGTACCATTGTTGCCATTGCTTTCCAGTCGACACCTGTCTATGGCTCTTACGGCTCCACGCTACGAACCTTTGCCGCCATTCGTTCCGTGACCTCGAACGGTGTCGAATCCTCTGACAACCTGATTGAGAAACTGGAACTCGTAGACCGTGAAAGCGGGCTTACCGTCTGGACTGAAACCGTCAACAAAGCATCTTCCGGTGACATGAAGGACTTCTCCTTTGAACTGGACTTCACCGCATACTTTACGGCTGCCGGTACTCGGAAATTCAAGCTGATAGCCACTGACGAAAGCGGCAATACCGGTTCCAAGAATGTCAATGTAACAGCTGTTGATATTACCTGTACCTGTGTGCAGGTGCTCAACTATACCCCTGAAACTCTGCTTACTCCGACAACTGAAAGTTTCAGCCTTCCACTCTATAAGTTCGGAAACAACACCTCTGATAAAGGTATCAGTGCCCAGGTTGACATCAAGATTAATGGTGAATGGCAATCCCTGTCTACCACCGTTGTAAATGACAACTACTCGCACTCCGTTGTAATCCGCCCTGCTTCCCTCGGCCTAGAACACGGTACCTATCCCTTGCGCATCCAAGGAACGGATGTCGCATCCGGAGTGAAAGGAAATGTCATCTACACGGCTGTCATGGTAATTGACCCGAATAGTTCCACACCTCTTGTCGCCTTGAGATACGATGATAAAAACGGTGGAGTAGTCCGACTGTACGAAACCGTAGAACTTGATGTTGCCTGTTATGACCCGTTGGAAATGACTTCACCCGTCAGCGTGAAAGCCAATAACGTGCAGATAACACAAATTGCTGCCAGTCGTAACAAAACCTATCAGGTCAAACAACAACTGCAGGGCTACAAGGCTGACGGCACCGATACGGTCAACTATACCGCCGTATGCAAGGACGTGACTAGCGAACCTGTCCGGGTGACAGTTAGCGGTTCCGCCATTGACGCCGCCATAAAAGAAGGCGCCATCTATAACTTTGACTTCTCATCCCGTACCAATCAGGAAACTGACCATAGCATTGTCAGCGGTAATTATGAAATGAAAGTGGACGGTGCCAACTGGACTACCAACGGTTTTGGCACATTCTTGGGTGAGAACTGCCTTCGCGTAGCCGAGAATGTGGGCGTGTCATTAAACCATGCCCCGTTTGCCGGCTCGTCCATCGAATCCAACGGTGCCGCCATCCAGTTCGCTTTCGCTTCCAAGAACGTGACCGATGATGATGCCCTGCTCCTTAGCTGCTATGACGAAACGTCCGGTGCTGGTTTCTATGTCACCGGCCGGGTGGTCGGCATCTTCTGTAACAATGGCGTTTCCCGTCGTGAAGAACGCGCCTACCGACAGGGTGAAAAGATAACCGTAGCCGTGGTTGTTGAACCTGCAAGCAACTACGTTGAACGTGACGGCACACGGTATTCCATGATGAAACTCTTCCTCAACGGTGAGGAAGTCGCCTGCCTTGGTTATGTTCCGGGCGGCGGCTCCCTGATTCAGACCAAGTATATAACGATGGACGGCAAACTGGGTGATTTGTATCTTTATTACATGATGGCCTGGAACTCCTATATGGAATGGGCACAGGCGTTCAAGAACTACCTTGTCCGTCTGACCGATACAGAGGTAATGGTGAAGGAATACGCCTTTGAGGACATCCTTAAAAGCCAGACAGCCGAGGGTAGTACCCAAAGCCGCCCGTCGGCTGCCGAAATCTATTCACGCGGTATGCCTTACATTGTCGAATGCCCCTATGAAGGCTCCGATATAGAAGCACTGGACGGCACCACTTCCACCAGTACGAAGATATACATCACGCTCTATTACTTTGACCCCGAACGCCCGTGGCGTAACTTCAAGGCCGTGAGTGTCCAAACCCGCAACCAGGGAACCACCTCTGCCAAACGCCCGGTAAAGAATAAACGCTACTACCTCGCCAAGAGCAAAGGCAAAAACAAGGACACTCGAATCATACTACTTAATCCGGACGATACGACGGAGGAAGGACGCCGTGCAATAGCCTTGGCTACCATCAACAAAGTACAGGTCGGTGATAATACAATCCCGGTCGATGTCATTACCGTAAAAGTCGATTACTCCGATTCCGGCAATGCGAACGACTGCGGCGCCTGTGAAATGATGAACGTTACATACCGTGCCTTAGGTGGTAACTATATGACACCTGTCCAACGTGCATTTGACGGAACATTTGACAGCGGTGACTTGCATATCGAAGACTTGCAGATGAACCACTCTACCGCCAATCACCCGGTAGCCACCTATCGGTGTAAGGATGACAGCCTGCAAAACGTCTATTTCCATGCCAAAGGCAACTGGAAAGAAGACAAAGGGGAACAGTTCGCCCTCGGCTTCAAAGATACCCCCGGCTATAACAAAGGTTGCCTGAATTATGGTGACTTCATAGAGTTCTTCGGTACTCCTGACGAAACTTTAGACGCAATTGAGATACGCTTCAAACAGACTGACGGACTCGATACGGACAGCGTGTACCTGCTTTCCCTGTATTGCGGTAGTTCGTACCGGATAATGAGGTATCAGGACAGCTCATGGAAAAAGCAGTCCGGTTCCATGAAGTATGAAAACGGCAAATGGAATGTCACCGGTGACGTCCTGAATCCGGTTGAAGGTTTCGAACTTCTTAACTACCAAGGTATGGACTGGTTTCAGGGCGTCGGTTCTGTTCAGGATATGATGGCCATGAAAACGGACAAATCCTCATGGGTTCAAAAACTCGTGGATAACGGAACTATCTCTGCTGATACCTTCCCGGCATGGACTTACTACTTTGAATCGCTTGTCGATGATGACCAGCTCGCCATTGATTACGCTTTGGGTAAGAAAGTGCCCTATAACCTCTACCGATGGTTGCGCTTCTGTGATTCCTGCGATTACTCCAAAGGCGGGAACTGGCAAAGAACATGGAAGGAAAACCTGTATAAATTCGCCTGCCCAGAAAGTGTCTTGAGTTATGACATCTTCACCGACTACCTTGCCGCCACTGACCAACGCGCCAAGAATATGCAGCCGATGTGGTTCTTGGAAGAGTATGCTTCCGTAACAGACGGTGTGTACAGCTCCGAGGATGCCATGCGCATGTACCTGAATAAAATCTATGACTGCGATACGCTCAATAGCAAGGACAACGACGGTGGTTGCACGGTTGACGCCGAGGTGGACCCCAACCGGACGAGCGATGAAACATTCACTAACCCTTATGCTGGCTACGGCTCCGTTCTGTTTAATAACATCTATCTCCAGCAAGTAGTGTGGACTGACTCATCCGGTACGGAACTCTCCCTGCGTACCGTTGCCGCCGCCATGCGTAACGTTCAGGCGACCATTGACGGCGTCACCCTGCACCCGTTCTCACCCGAAGGAGCTACGCATTTCTTCATTGACAAACGGCTCAAAAAATGGCAGAAACTGGTTAGTTCTTACGACGGTGAACGGAAATACATCTCCTATACCGCCACCTCTGATGCTATTTACTTCTATGCCCTGCAAGGTCTTGGACTTACCGCCCTTCCGTCTTTCATCGAAAGACGTTGGCGTATTCGTGACGGATATTTCCAAACCGGTGATTTCTTCAGCGGTGTAATTTCCGGGCGCGTATCTTCCAAATCAAACGCCACCATCCGGATTGTCGCTGCTAAAAACGGTTACTTCGGTGTCGGCAATGACGCTAGCGGCAACCTTTCCGAAAGCTGCTTCCTTGAAGTGGGCGAAGAATATGTATTCACCAACTTCTCACATGAGGAAGGCGCCTTGCTGTATATCTATCAGGCTGACCGCATGAAGCTGCTCGACCTGTCTGAAATCTCCCTGTCAAGTACGGTGAGCTTCTCCGCCATGCAACTTGTGGAAACCCTTATCTTGGGCTCTGACACCCATACAGAACAATCCATCGGTTCTTACGCACCGCTTACCTCGCTGAACTGCGGCGAAATGCCCTTCCTCGTATCACTCGATATCCGGAACACACAAATCGCTACGCTCGTTACCGACAAATGCCCACGTATCGCCCATATCAATGCGTCCGGTAGCAAACTGGAGAACATCACTCTTGCAGAGACTTCTCCGATTAATGACATCTCTCTTCCACCAACAATGACAAGCCTCCGTTTTGTCGGTCTTCCTGAACTGACCTATACCGGTCTTTCCGCCCCGTCCGGCCTGCAAATAGAATCCATGCCGAACGTCGGGCGGCTGCGTCTTGAAACGTCTCCGAAACTTAATGCCATCCAAATGCTCCGTGACGTGCTCGCTTCGCAAACGGAATCCCATAAACTTTCCATGCTCCGTATCTCGAACATGACACTGAAAGCTGACGGCTCCGAGCTTCTTGCATTGCTTGAGTATGGCGTTGCCGGTATGGATGAGGACGGTAACAGACAGGACAAACCGGTAGTCAATGGCACGTACCACTTGACTGTTATCCGTGAGACAGGTGAAATCGAATCCCTTGAATCCGGCATCGACGGCCTTGTCATCCTTACCGTCATCGATGCCTATATCGACCTTATCAACTGGTTCAATAATGAGTCTTATGGCGGAGAACCGTACTATGATAACGTAACGCTGGACAACATCAATGAAGTCCTTGAATATTATAACGGCGAAACCTACGAGGAATATCTCGAACGGTTTGCTGAAGACAATATGGATATTAATGATTTAATAAACAAGTAACTATGACTAATGAACAAAGCGCCACGCTGCTTCGCTTGAACAAACAGGCACAAGTAGCAGCACTGAACGCCGTTGGATTCTCGGATATTACCGAGAATTCCCGCGCATCTGAATTTGGACAACGTATCAAGTGGGCCGCTGGCTTGCTTGACCTTACTCTTGCCTGTAACCGTATTTCTGATAACTCCAAGGCATACTTTACCGTTGCCGAATGGAACTCCCTAACCGCTGTCAACAAGCAACTGTACATCAAACGCGGGCTTCGTATCCGTGCCCATGGACACTCCTTCGTAATCGCCGCCCAGGAGTGCTATAATGCCGATATGACTACTACCTTCTATTGGGGCGGTCAGGGTAAAGCCATAGACGGCCTGAACCAAAAAGGACTGGGTGCCATGTACGGCTGCTTCACGGGTGAGGAGGATACCGACCTGATTATCACTATCCTGAAAGACCAGAACAATAGCGGCGTGATTGGTGCGCCGGCTGCTGAAGCCGCCCGTGCATACCGTGCTTATACCCTTGAAAGTGACGGTATCGATGACGAATCCAACTGGTTCCTTCCGTCATCGGGTCAAATGCTTCTGATGTACCGCTACCGCGATAAAATCAATGAGATGATGCGGACATTTTGGAGCAGTGACAGTATGTTGATGACCGATAAGTACTATTGGTCGTCAACGATTTGGGACAATAACTCTGCATGGACATTCGAATTGAATACCGGGCGTTTTACGGTTCAAAACAAAAATTCAGTCCTTCTCCATGTGAGAGCTATTGCTTCAGAATAGTATTAATTTAATATTATACAATAAAATGGATAAAAATATCGCTAACGCAATGCTTTTGCGTCTGAATAAACAAGATCAAGTTTCAGCTTTGCAGTCAATAGGTTTTACAACTGTTAATGAAAATACATCGGCAAGTGACATCGCCAAATATATGCAATGGTCAGGTACGCTTCTTGACCTTTCTTTGGCTACGCTCCGTATCGAAGACGGCGAACAGGTCTTTTTCACAGCAGCCGAATGGAACTCCATGAGCGCGAATAACCGCTCCAAGTATATCCGTATCGGTATCCGTATGCGTGCCGAATGCCACCAGTTCATTATCGCCAAAAGCGACTGTGTTGACGCAGGCGGCAATAAAACGTTCAAATGGGGTGGCTACGGAACCGACCTACGCGGCCTGAAAAACTACGGCAGTGGTAATCAAGGACTCTATGATACCTTCGACGGCAAGGAAAATACCGATGTTATAATAGAAACCCTTGCAGGCGTCAAGGACACCCAGGGAACTGTCGGCGCCCCTGCCGCCGAAGCTGCCAGAGCCTATAAAGCCTGTACGCTTGAATCTGACGGAATTGAAGATACAACCGTGTGGAACCTGCCCGCATTGGGTGAACTTATGCTTATGGCCAAGTATAAAACCGAAATCAATGAGCTCATAACTTCTATGTTTGGTAATCAAAATATATTTACAAACGACTGGTATTGGTCTAGTACCGAATATGACGCTTCCAGCAGTTGGAGCGTGAACTTCGACAGCGGCAACGTCAGCACGGTCGCCCGCCAGAGCGCGAGCCGGGTTCGTCCCCTCGCCGCAATAAACACTTTATCCCTTTAATTCTTTATCCCTTAGAGGGTTAACTAAATAAAAGCCCCGGTAGGGGCTTTTTGGTTTCACTTTTTTGAGCTAAAATTGTGTTAATTGCTTTACAGTTATTAACTTTGCGCCCTCTAATACATACATTAAAATATTAAAAAATTAACATGGCACTTACACAAGACCTTCCTATATCAAATTCGATGTATAAGCTTCTGAACCTTATCATTGATGCCCGGCAACAATTCCCCAAGGCGTTCCGGTATGAATTTGGTACGGAGTTGATGATGCTTGCCGTTCATTGTTGCGAATATATCCGTTATGCAAATACAGATATGAACCTTGAGCACCGTGCAGATTATCTGATGAAGTTTTTGTGTGAGTTTGATGCATTGAAATTACTGCTAAGAGTGTGTGAAGAACGACATTTGACCAGCCTGACTCAAACAGCCGAAATCTGTCTGCTTGCAGAGAGTATCGGTAAGCAAAGTACCGGCTGGTACAAAAAAACGGTTGCAGATCTCCAACGGCAAAAAGCTAACGGATCGCAACAAGTCGCAAAGCCGGAGTCATAATCGCCAAGGGGATTATGAGTGAGCAATTAGAATTATTTATTGGGCATCCCCCCGGTGATGAGCCGGGAAAGACTAAGATAGCGGATGCAACGGCTTCCAGCAGTTGGAACGTGAACTTCAACAACGGCAACGTCAACACGAACAACCGCCAGAACGCGAACCGGGTTCGTCCCCTCGCCGCAACAGGTAATATAATCTATGACATACTTCTTAGCAGTATTTTCGAAGCATCCGAAGATTGTGCCAGGCAGAAAAGAACGAGTACGGATTGTGTTGAGTTTTATAATGATTATCAGTCTGCATTGGTGCGGCTATGGTATTCTATTATTTACGGTGAATATGTACCGGACTTTTCAAAAGTATTCATACGGACTTACCCGGTATATCGGGAGGTTTTTGCCGCCGCTTTCATTGATCGTGTTGTCCATCACTGGATCGCTCTTCGTATCGAGCCGATTTTAGAGGAACGTTTTCGGGAACAAGGGAACGTCTCGAAGAACTGCCGGAAAGGTGAGGGATGCTTGTCTGCCGTGCACTATCTGAATAACATGATAGTCGAGGTCAGTGAGAATTATACTGCTGATGCGTACATTTTCAAAGATGACCTGTTCAGTTTCTTCATGTCTATCTCGAAATCGTTGGTATGGGAAATGCTGAACATATTCGTAAGGGACATTATAAAGGCGATGATATTGAATGTCTGCTTTACCTTCTAGCCGTTACTATCTTTCATTGTCCACAAAATAAGTGTATGAGACGCTCTCCCGTCTCCATGTGGGACAAACTTCCCAGTAATAAAAGTCTGTTTCATAATGACCCTGACAGGGGAGTGGCTATCGGGAACCTGCCGTCGCAACTCATAGCCAACTTTCTGGCGTCTGTATATGATTATTTCGTGATGGAAATACTGGGATTCATGTATTATGTACGCTTTGTTGATGACTTTTGTATCGTAGTGAAATCACCGGAAGAAATATTGCCCAAAGTCCATCTTCTTGATGATTTCCTGAAAGAACAACTCCTTTTACGGTTGCATCCACGCAAACTTTATCTTCAGCATTATAAAAAAGGAGTCTTGTTTGTTGGGGCGTTCATTTTGCCTGGTAGAATTTATGTATCTAACAGAGTGGTTGGTAACACATATAACGCTGTCAGGAAATTTAATAAAATAGCTGAAAACGGATTTGCAGAAGCGTATGTTGAGAAGTTTGTGAGTACAATGAACTCTTATTATGGCCTGATGAAACACTTTGCAACGTACAATATCCGCCGTAAAATTGCAGCGATGTTACTTCCTGAATGGTGGGAGTATGTTTATATCGAAGGACATTTTGAAAAGTTTGTATTGAAGAATAAATATAACCATAGAAAACAACTAATTAAACATATCAAAAAACATGGATCAAAAAAATATCTTACCGCGTGGGATTGCTAAGCCTATCGAGCAACAGCCGGACGGAACCTGGATTGTACGTCATCACTTCCGGGTGGTTGGTACCAGTGAGAATGGTGAAGAACTGGTAACTTTTGCCAGTTCGGAATATCCCGAGAAACCTACCTTGCAACAGATTCAAAGAAGTATTGACCGTTATCGGGTTTGTTTGACCATGTATGGGGAGACAATTTCCGATGAAATAGAAAAGGTTGACCTTTCTATGTATATGTTTACGGATTAATAGTTCAATCTGTTGGTTATTTTAGGGGTGCTGTTCTAGCATCCCTTTTTTATTTAAGAAAAAGCGAAAATTATAATGACTTGTTTTATAGTGGTTTATCATAGAATTGATTTTCAAGATTTTCTGTTTTTGTAAAACTGGTTATTATACTCAATACATTTGTCTCATACAGAATATTTTATTAAATAATTAAACGCTATGAGTATGGGTATAAAAGTATTGTATGATTGGATTTTGCAATCTAACCGGCCGGCACACGTTAAAGCCGGGATGTTCGTCTTTGTTGTAATGCTTGCCTTCTGTTTCCTTCTATTAGGCATTGATTTCTGTAAATCTGCTATTGTTTCTTTAGCGACAACTGTTATTGCTGCAATAGTGGTTGAGTACATTCAAAAGAAATGTGGATTTGTCTTTGATTGGCTGGATGCGTTAGCTACTGTCTTGTTTCCTGGTATAATTGCTATACTGGTTGTTCTTGTTCATTTCTATTGATTGAGAAAATAATGGGCTTAAATGAATGGCTAGCTGTACTAGGAGCATTGGGCGGGTTTGAAGCGATTAAATGGATCGTTAATTTTTACGTGAATCGCAAAACAAATGCGCGTAAAGAAGATGCTTCTGCTGATTCTATGGAAGATGAGAATGAGCGTAAGCAGGTGGATTGGTTAGAGGATCGTATTGCACAACGTGATATGAAGATAGATACTATCTATGTTGAATTACGTAATGAACAAAATGATAAATTGTCTTGGATACATAAATGTCATGAGCTGGAATTGCAGTTGAAAGATGCTGAACATAATCGCTGTGACCGGCCTGATAGTGAATGCGGTCGCCGTATTCCACCACGTAGAATTGCACT